GAATGCTGCTCATTGTAGCTGGGTATGGTCGCAGCAATCTGAAGTAAACATTGATCAACTGAGACACAGCAGTGACAAAAACAAAGCCAAGCTGGGATCAATATTACACGAATTATATCCAGACGACATACGATCAGTGCCAGTGGCTGCTGTTTTGGAAAAACTGGGGTATATTTTTTCCTATGAAGAAGTGAACATGGCTGTTCATAGGTTAGAATCGTCTTTTAACCAATCCACATTGGAATTTAAAGCTGATCAAAAATGGAACGTGTTTGACAATCCATACAAAAGTACAATGACGTCAAACAACGATGTTGTTAATTTTGCGTTTGGCTACACTTATGTTGGTAGACAATATCACGATAAGTTTGTAAACTTTGATACAGATTTGGAATTTGACGATCATTATAACTACGAAAAGCTGGAATTTGCCTTTCAATTGAATTTGGCAAAGCCTCAAACTATACCATTCAGTCAAGAATTTCTGTCGTGGACTCAGCAAAAACAAATCCAGCCAATAACAACACAGATACCAATTGCTAACTTGGTCAACATTGAAAAAAATCTTTTTGATTACAGGAAAATTCTCTACAAAAATTCCAAAGACAACAACTGGGCAAAATTAATTTTAATTTAAGAGGTAACATATGGGAAAACCATTTGACGTAAGCAAATTTCGCAAAGAAATTACCAAAAGCATTGACGGCCTTAGCATAGGCTTCAACGATCCCACTGACTGGGTCTCCACAGGCAACTATGCCTTGAACTATTTGATCTCAGGCGACTTCAATCGCGGTATTCCTTTAGGCAAGGTCACTGTGTTTGCCGGCGAATCTGGTGCCGGCAAAAGTTACATCTGTTCTGGCAACATCATCAAGAACGCACAAGAGCAAGGCATCTTTGTGGTGCTAATTGACAGTGAAAATGCACTAGACGAAGACTGGCTCAAGGCCTTGGGCGTGGACACCAGTGAAAGCAAACTGCTCAAATTGAGCATGGCCATGATTGATGATGTGGCCAAGACCATATCAACATTCATGAGTGACTACAAAGCCTTGGCCGAAGGCGAGCGTCCCAAGGTCATGTTTGTGATTGACTCACTGGGCATGTTGTTGACGCCCACTGATGTGAATCAGTTTGATTCAGGCGAAATGAAGGGTGATCTGGGCCGTAAGCCCAAAGCTCTCACTGCCTTGGTGCGTAACTGTGTGAACATGTTTGGTTCATACAATGTGGGCTTGGTTTGTACCAATCACACCTACGCATCACAGGATATGTTTGACCCTGATGATAAAATCTCCGGCGGTCAAGGTTTCATTTACGCCAGTTCTATTGTTGTGGCCATGAAAAAACTCAAACTCAAAGAGGACGAGGATGGCAACAAGATCTCAGAAGTCATGGGCATTCGATCGGCCTGCAAGGTAATGAAAACTCGCTATGCCAAACCCTTTGAAGGTGTGCAGGTCAAGATTCCCTATGAAACTGGCATGAACCCTTATTCTGGACTCACTGACTTGGCTGAGAAAAAAGGCCTACTCAAGAAAGATGGCAATCGACTGATGTTTGTAACTTCAGACGGAGAAATTATCAAGTTCTTCCGCAAAGGTTGGGAATCAAATGAAGATGGTTGTTTGGACCGACTCATGGCCGACTTCAAAAATCAAAAAGAAACGGTAAGTACCGCTGAGGAGGACACAGAATGACAGAACAAGTGGTAAGTGACATTTGGGGAGAGCTAAAACGATACATCAACACTGTTGATCGTACCGAAGCAGCTGAAACAGTGGTACAGATATTGATGGACAATGACTGTGGTGCTGAGCAGATCAAAGAAGCATTCAAGGGCGATCGTGATATCAAAACGGCCTTGACCAGTTACCTGGACAACGACAAAGACTACGCCGAAGACGAAGATTCTGAAGAAGAAGATTACAACGAAGACGAATGGGATGAGTGATGTGGTATAGTCGCATAGTTGCTGGTCTGGATGCCATACCAGACTTCATAGCTCACTATGAACGCGAACTAGAAGAAGCCAAGCGCGAATGTAGAATTGGTGGCTTGGTCGAACGCAACATCAAAGAATTACCAGGGCACACCGAGCACAGGTTCAATCAACTACAAGAGATTGAAGCTGTGCTTCAGTTTCTCAACATTCAGTTGCGCAAAATTCGCAGAAAGCATTTTCAAAAATATCTTGAAGCCTATGCTCGCGCACTAACTAGTAGGGACGCTGAAAAGTACGTGGATGGCGAAGACGAAGTCATTGACTTTGAGACTATCATTAACGAAGTGGCCTTGCTGCGCAACCGTTGGTTGGGTGTGATGAAAGGCCTTGAAACCAAACAGTGGCAAATGGGTCATATTGTGCGGCTGCGCACAGCCGGTATGGAAGACATTACAGTTTAAATTTATGAGTTATTTGTTTACAAGCGAAAGTGTGAGTGAAGGTCACCCAGACAAAGTGGCCGATGCCATCAGTGATGCAGTGTTGGATCTTGTGATGAGCAAGCATGACAACCGCCTAAGGTGTGCGTGTGAAACTCTTGTGACCACAGACACAGTGGTAGTGGCAGGTGAATACAAAGGTATCTTGCACAACGAGGAAGTTGAAGCCGCAGTCAAGCGTGTGATACGCAACGTTGGCTATGAACAATCTGGCTTTGATTGGCGCACAGTCAAAGTCACTAATCTCATGCACGGCCAAAGCGCAGACATTGCTCTGGGCACAGACACGTTTGGTGCAGGAGATCAGGGCTTGATGTTTGGATATGCCAACAACGAAACTGATGCCTACATGCCCAGTGCCATATACTGGAGCCATCGCATTGTGGAAGAGCTGTCTAGAATTAGAAAATCTGGCCTCACCACATGGATTGGCCCAGATGCCAAGAGTCAGGTCACATTTGAATACAACGATCGCAGTGAACCTGTGCGTATCAGCAAAGTGGTGTGCAGCACTCAGCACAGTGACGATGTCAGCATTGAAAGTGTACGTCATGCTATTGAAGAAATAATTAGAACTATTCTTCCTGAAAACTATGTGGACAATCGCACAGAATTTTATATCAACCCCACTGGTCGTTTTGTTATTGGCGGTCCAGATGGAGACACCGGGCTGACCGGGCGCAAAATCATTGTGGACACTTACGGTGGCTACGCACCACACGGTGGCGGAGCATTTTCAGGCAAAGATCCCACCAAGGTTGATAGGTCTGCTGCTTACATGATGCGTTACTTGGCCAAGAATATTGTGGCTGCGCAAAAGGCATCCTGGGCCACAGTGCAGGTCAGCTATGCCATTGGTGTGGCACAGCCCATGAGCTTCTACGTGGACAGTGATGGCAACAGTCGTGAGCTGACCAAATGGATTCAAGACAATGTGGATCTTACACCACGTGGTATCATAGAACGATTTGATCTATTTAGGCCCATCTACAGCGAGACCACCAACTATGGACATTTTGGCAAAGCCAAACTGCCCTGGGAAAAAGTTGACCTGTTTTAAACAGCACTGTAAATAGCAGTATGAAAAAGACTGCACTTGTAACTGGGATGACGGGCCAAGACGGCCCGTATCTCGCAAAATACCTCGTTGAAAAAGGCTATCATGTATATGGCCTGGTCAAGCGTTACTCCAATCCCAATCTAGACAACATTCGCTGGCTGGGCATTGAGAACGATATTGAACTTGTGACTGGCGACATCACTGATGAAAACTGTGTGAATCACATCATGCAGACCATCAAGCCTCAAGAAGTTTACAATCTTGCTGCACAGAGTTTTGTTGGCATCAGCTGGGACCTAAACAAACTCACAACAGAAGTCAACTGCATGGGTCCGTTGAATTTACTCAACGCCATACGTCAACACAATCCCAATGCTAGGTTCTATCAAGCCAGCACCAGTGAAATGTTTGGTAATGCCACTGAGCCCGGCCAACAAAGTGAAACCACACCATTTCGTCCACGCAGCCCCTATGGTGTCAGCAAACTGTATTCTCACTGGATGACCATCAACTTCCGGGAAAGTTACAGTCTGTATGCCTGTTCGGGTATATTGTTCAATCATGAATCGCCCTTGCGTGGACGCGAGTTTGTTACCCGCAAGGTCACAGACGCAGTGGCACGTATCAAACTGGGCTTGGCAGACTCTGTGACCCTGGGCAATTTGGACAGTGCTAGGGATTGGGGCTTTGCTGGCGATTTTGTGGAAGCCATGTGGTTGATGTTGCAACAAGACACAGCACGGGACTATGTGATTGCCACCGGACAACAACACACCATTGGTGACCTATGTCGTGTGGCATTTGAACACGTGGGCATATCCGAATGGCAACATTTGGTCAAGAGCGACCCAAGATTCAAACGCCCAGCTGAACTCTACAGTCTATGCGGTGACAGCACTCGAGCTAGAGAATTGTTGGGATGGCAGCCACGCACAGACTTTGCAACCATGATACGTGACATGGTCGACGCCGACATCAAAAGACTAAGCGTGTAAACGGCAAACCCGAACGTATCTCCTCCACAGTCCACTCAGTGTGTGCCAGTTGTTCTAGCCATGCTGTGCGATCAGGGCGTGGAGGATTTTCTATTTGTGACAAGTCCCAATTGGCAACGGTGCTGGCCAAACTATCTGGACCAACAAATGCTGGTACACCTGCTATCAGGGCCTGAGGCCCCGGACCTGAGTTCCAATTTAGTACACAGTGAGCACTACTTAATACTCGATCAAAATCAAAATCGTCATAGGTGCCATGTGTCATTTTGGGTTTGTCAATCAAACACCCCTGGGGCAATGGACTGGCACCGCGTGGGTGTGGACGCACTACAATGGGACGATTGCTGTGTTGTTTAATTTCTTTTACAACATTGTCTAACCAGGCATTTATGCTGGGCAATCCTGCCCATTGCTGACTGTCATGACGTTGCATGGCTATCACAATGTTTGTGCCCGAGCGCCAAGGTCGCAAACTCAGTCCCAGTGCGGCCGCACGATTGGGTATGAGATTATCAAAGTTGTAACTGCCAATGCCAGTGCCGTTAATGCCAACCTTCCAAGTTTGTCCACGCTGTATCATGCCAACTTCGGCAACAATTACTGGCTTGCCTTGACGCCTAAATGCATCATAAACTTCTTGATTGGGGCGCATACGCCCAGTCCACAGCATACTCCAGATCACGGCCACATCGGCCGTGTGGTCATGATAAACCACCGTGTGTCCTTGAGACACAAGTCCTTGAGCAATGGCTTGAAAAATTGGCACTGAATTTTTAGCACCAAAATTATTAAATAGACTGATTTTCATTAGATTAAATAGTTATATATGTATAAAATAAACTCTC